ATCACAGGTACGGCGAGTTTGATCGAAGAACGAAGCCGCTGGGCAGTCCGCCGACCAGACACTGTAAGTGCCTTTTCGGACAGAATGTTGCCAGTGGCGTCCATCACAGCTACCCGACCAACCCCACCTTTTCCTGCCCCAGTAGGGACAAGAGTGTGGTTGACGGGAGTGGGAGTGGCGCGGTCCGTTAGGACAATCGACTGTAGTGCGGGCATAGGTATTCCTTTCCTGTGCCAATGCTGCACGATGTCTCGTGCGGTTACCTCTTAAAGTTGGCAAGCAATAGTGCTGCCGCATTAAGAGAGTTGACGGGCGAAATGCTCAGGTTGACAGCCAGAGCAGCAGGAGGCGGGTAGTTGTGGTAGGTTTCACGTTGAAACAATACTGCTTCAACCCTTCCCTTCGGCATAGAGCCGTTTTTACCAGTGTACCCAAAAGCGCCATCCTCAACGATGCATTCACTCGAGCCACCCATGTAGTCGGAGATGTAGCCACCCTTATAGGTGATTCCAGGCTTCCAACTTAAGGTACTCAAGAACTTCTCAACTGGAACGATCCAGTCGAAAACGAAAGAGTAAGGCAAGAGTGCCCACCCTAAAACTATGACGTCACCATCAGAGATGGTGTCGCCGTAGCTATCGGTTGCATCGCTAGCAAAAGGATTGGATCCACCCGTGAAACCAAGAGAAGCCAACGCGGCCAGATCATCCGACATAACGACGTCGAGATGCATACGGCAGGTTGTTTCCTCATGGCATTTTCCACGGTACTTGTATCCGTTGGCACTATAGTAAGCGCTATGATCGTACAGCGAAGACGGGTCAAGTTGACCCGAATACCGCGATGTGACCTTAATAGATCGCATTCGCGGTTTAGAGGCAGCCCCAATTGCGTTCAGAGTACTTATAAGAGGTTTAATCCCATAGTACCAGGCTAGCCATGCTTTAGCTAGCCTACGCAACCAGGAGTCAGCAGAATGTCGCTGACGCTTGGGGCCTCCCCTCTTTGAGGGAACACCATGATTGGCGTCCCAAAAAGAGATCGCTGCATTAAGTACTACGAGATATCTGCCGGTCGCCTTCACAATAGATTTGAAGACGTCGTAAGCTTCTCTCGCGGTACGAGCGCTTTGAGCAAGGTCCTCCAAAATAAACGCCTGACGCCCATGCAACTTTGCAGTTGCACCGGCTATGGCGCTCAAACGGAGGTGCGCAGACGGCGACACAGATCCTTGAGCCAGCGAAAGCTGGGACCAAGGGGATTTGCTCATCGTTAACCAGGAACCGAACGAGTTGTCCATCTCACTAACCCCTCCAGAACTCTTGTGGGTAATCTTAGCAGGATAGCCGACAGCACGGATTATACACCGGCTGTAGCTAGTTGCTTTGGTCCCATCGGATCCTTGAGTGGGAGACTTGAAGGACAGACCCGTATCGGTCTGGTAATAATGAGTATCGTAGTAACTACCGTCTCTAAAGTAGTTAACTACGGTAGTCGTTTGTCTGCGGAGGTAGAAACCTACCTTGCTTGTATGAGCGAGTATGCGAGCCATAGCTGCTTACTCCTCATCAGAAACGATAGGATCCAATATTCGAGATCCCCATCGTTCGTAGAGATCGTACTCTTGTACGGTCTGCTGCCGCCTGTCAAGCGGCCCATCGAACCCGGATGTTACACCGGAGTCGGTAGGTTCCCGACGACAACGGATGCGGAACGCATCGGTATCGAAAGGAACAATTCCCAATTGGGACAATAAGCAGTACGCAAAGATATGCGGACTACTTAGAGGTAGAGATATGACGAAGAGGATGGTAGTAACCGTGATGGTCACCCCATAAAGCAACCAGTTATGTTTAAGCATGACTGACTACTCCTTTGTCA